ATCGTTATGCGTAGTGTTGAATAGCACAGGGTGGTTAGTAAGATCCCCAGGTACCTTTGTAGGATCTATAGTTACAGTGCGATAGTATCCGTAGGACACTAGAATCCTCCGATTAGCTTAGAGTGATAGTAAGTGTCAGTGTCCATTCTTGACCGGCTGCCTTCGTACCCTGATCGGACACCTTGCGGTTGAGGTTCTCACCAGCGTCCGTGGCGGCGTTAACTACAGTAAACTCTTTCCAGTCGTACTGCGCGTCACCGTCAGCAAATACGGCACGGAACACTACCTGCTGACTCACGGGGGGACTGGTAGGATAGGTAGCCGCCATACCCTGCCAGAACTTGTTTACTGCTGCCTGAAGACCGGTCTGTGCAGCAGCTGCAGCTGTATCGTCGTCTCCAACGCCTAGATACGCATTGGCATTGCTGTAGGCTGTACCTGCTCCACCAATGAGGAGCAGTAGAAGCTCATTGATGCCTGCGTTCAAGAGACAGTTACCCTCGAACTCAGATATCTCGTACGGCTCTACCTCTCCAACCCGCCTCTTCTCGATACTCCAGTGGCAGGCCTCGTTGAACCTCTCCTGTAAGCCTGCGGCAGCTACTACCTTTCGTTCTATCTGTACTGCATCGTGTCCTTGCCCTTTGTCTGAACGCATGTTAGACCTCCAGTCTAGTGAACCTGATCGATACTCCAAACCAGCCACCTATTTGCTGCGCCCCTGTGGGTTTGTGCATCACACAGGTAGCATATGCCTGATACGTCTTAGTCTCCTTACGCGTCTTTATGGAGACTACAGCTGACTCAGCACCACCAAGAAGTGTAAGAAAGATATTGTACATTGTAGCTGTTAGAAACTCAAACTGCCATATGCAGTTGGGGTATCCGTCTCCTACAGCCAGTCCGTCTCCACGTACACGGGTTACAGCTGCAGTGTTGAAGCGTATGCCGCTAGGCGGATTGATTCCCTGCGTCTCCAGGTTTACCCGTGCGCCTGCGTTGGCACCTATCTCATACTCGTAGATTGCCATTTACTGCTCCAAGTGTTCCATGAAGTAGTTATCTGGGAGAACCTGATTGACCCGCACAGGGATAATAAAGACATACTTCCCTGTGCCGGCCTTCTGGGCACGTACCTTCTTAGTGAACACACCTCGTAGTACTGTATCTAGCCCACCGTTCTGCACAGGAACACGCTCTAGGCATACCCACATCTCTCTAGCCACGGACTACCTCCACTATTCCCTCATAGGCCGCCTCTTTGGCAGCCGAACGGAACCACTCTTTGTCACCTTCTGTGAACGTACCGTTGAACTGCCAGTTGCTCTGATTCACTACTATCTCACTGCCTCCAAGACCACCAAAGGAGGCCTGTCCTAGAGGCGCCCCAAGCTGCCTCTCTGCAGCTTGAGTAGTAGGAGCACTAAGTACGAACTCTCTACCTGTCTCTCCTAAGGTATAGATTCCTGCGTCGGCGTAGCCGCCTTCCTGCATTCCCTCTGGTATGCGGTGCTTCTCCCAGTCTGAGTACGCGGGTTTCACTCCTCGGCTGTCAGAAAGGGTGTCTGCAACAAGCGCTAGCAGGTGCATTCTATCTAGGATAGCTGGCGTAAGATCCAGAGACGTATTAGCGAACTGCTGCCACACGGCGTCGTAGTCGGATAGGAAGAGCTTGAAGTCCTCTAGTATAGTTGCGTAGTGCTCTCTAAGGTATGCTTCCTGCTTAGTCTCCGCGCCTATCAGAGCAGCCAGCTTCTCCTGCTCCGCCTCTTCCAAAGCTACCAACTGCGCCTGCCACGCCACTTCTAGATCTATTAGCTGCGTCTGTAGAGCCTCTGCACGCGCCTCACGTAGGAGATAGTACTGTTCTTTAGCTGCCTCTCTCTGCAGCTCGTAGTCCTCTATCCGTCTAGAACGACTCTTTTCGTAGTCCTCACCGAGGTCGACGCGTCTTTCCTCGTAGCTGCGTACCTCGCGAAGCATACCACGGGCATCTCTACGACCGATCAGATCTTCCATACGCATTAGATGCGAGCTTTCCAGACGCTCAAGACTGATCTGATAGTCCTCAGCAGCACGAGACAAAGCTAGGTAGTGTTTCTCCGTTCGCTCTTCTTCCTTGAGCATGTACGCCTGTAGTGCATCCCACTCCCTAGCTGTGCTGTCATCTATCATGTCCTGCCTACGTTCGTAGTAGGCTTCCGTGATGTCACTAATACGCTCTAGATATTCCAGGTACTGCATTAGAGCCTCTGACTCGTTTGGCATGGCAGTAGCAGCAGCAGTAGCAGGCAGAGTCAGAGTAGACCAGTCAGGCATAGCTCCCACGCCTGCAGGTTCCGCCGTAGCTGCAGCCGGGCCTAGCATAGGCGCCAGTGCGTCATAGACCCTCTCTACGTTAGCTATAGAGTTAGTTGTCCACTCCTGTCCAAAGATATCCTGAAAGACGGCGCGCATCTCTACACCCTTAGCGTAGAGTCTCCCTGTACGTTCCTCGAAGTAGGTCATCTGCTGCACCTGCTTCTGTACGTCCTCGGGGTACTTTTCCTCCAGCTCCTTCTTACTAGTTACCACCTGACCCACTGCCACAGCTGTCCCAGCTAGAGCTGCCAGAGGCAGAAGCCACTTTAGCCCAGCCAGTAGCCCGCCAGCAGCTATCTTAAATATCTCGGTGAAGCCGCCAAACTTGTCTATGGCGGTAGACATGATAGCTATGTTAGCGCCAATGTTTATGGCTTCTCCCAGACCGCCTACAGCAGTACCGACGCCCTGTAGCCCAAAGCCGCTAAGTGCCAGCCACTTTAGAACTTCAGGGTTCTCTGTGAGGCCCTCTACTATTCCTGTTATTAAGTCGTACCATGCTTCCATGTAGGGCAGCATGTTCTTCTGAACGGCTCCTCCCATCTCTAAGGTGGCACTCTCCCATCGGCGCTTCATCTGCTCGACACGGTAGCTCTCAGACTCCTCTAGTGTCTCGAAGGAGCGAGTCATTAGACCATGCGCGTCCAGTACAGCATTGAGTTCCTCGTCTATCAGACTCTTGCCTTCTCTACGAAGCTCAATGGTACGCTCAACTAGATGAACTAGTGCAGGCAACTCATTCGCAGTAGCCAAAGTTGCTAGAGCGGCTGCTCGTTCGGCTGACGTATAGCCCTCTGTGGCTTTCGCCAATATATCAAAGTACTCAGCCATGCCAACGAACACTCCGCCAGGCATTATGAGATCCTGCCACGTCTCTCCTACTGCCAGCGAACCCTTGAGAAGATTCTGCATCATTTCGTCGTACTCACGGGTAGGTTTCAGAAGGCGCTGAAACATCTGCCGCAGTGCCCGTCCTGCACGGGAGCCCTTGATATTAGCGTCCGAGACCAGACCAATCGTAACAGCTACCTCTTCCATACTTATGCCGAGCTGCGAGGCGATTGGACCAACCATCTTGAAAGCGTCACCAACGTCTAAGACGTTAGCGAACGTCTTGGCAGCTACAAAGTTAAGTACCTCTGTGATGTGCGTGACGTCCTTGGTCTCTAGACCAAACTCGTGCATTACTCCACCGACAGTGTCTACGGACTTGCTCAGATCCACAGAGTTAAGGGCGGCCATTTTCTGTATATCTATAGTCTCCTCTAGGAGCTCGTTGAGCTGTTCCTGATTCTCAATGACTGCACCAGTACCAGCTGCCCACTGTCGTGTTCCTTCCAGGAGCTCTTCGGGCTTGAACAGGGCTAGAGCCACCGACGTATCTAGAACAGCCTTCTCTAGATCGTCTATCTGCTGCGTCTGCATTTCCATAGCTATTCCGGCTATAGTAGCACGCTGTTCGAACTGCAGATATGCTTCCGACGTACCCATTAGTGCACCAGTAAGAGCTTCACCAGCACGCGCGATCACGCGTCCTGAGTACGCCAGTCCGTAGCCAATTCGTCGCATACCAAAGTGCTGAATGGTAGCCTCGTTGATGGCTGCATTCAGCTTGTCCATCTCCGTCGTTACTTTGCCGGTCTCCCTGGCAGCTATCTTCGCTCCCTCTGCCATGTCCTTGAAGGGATGCGTACCTGTAGCTGCTACATCGGGATCGGGCTGTGGCACAGTAGCCATGCCAGGCACATTTAGACTCATAGTCTCGGAGAAGCGCTGTAGAGGCTGCGCAGACTGAACAATAGCCTCGAAGGTACCGACACCATACGAACGAAGAGTCTGAAAGTATCGGATAGCCTCGTAGACCATATCCGGTATGATAGAATGCCCTACCAGCTCATCCTTCATTTTAAGGGCGGCCTGTATCATCGTAGTAAAGGGTTCTGTGCCGGCCTTATCCATTAGCTGAAATAGCGTCTGATAGTGCGTACCCAGAGAGAGTATAGAGGCCTCAGTTTCCTTCATGCCTTTGCGCTGGTAGGTCATACGTCTGGTAGTGGAGGTAATACTATCCCCAACGTAGTCTGTCTGCTCAGCTAAGTCCTGATAGGCCCGCCGTAGCATATCTACTTCTCTAGCTGTAGCCTGACCGCTAGTAATAGCTACATCCAGATCCTTCCGCAGCTTCGCAGCCGCAGCTACAGCTTCCTTGCCTTCTATGTCTATACGAAAGACGTAGGTAGTTCCATAGTCGGCCATAGCTACCTCACACCCATGTTATTGTGCTTTGCACCCTGTACCTGGTCGAAGAGATCTCCTATCAGACGAACGGATATTCTGTTCATGAGCTTGAACTCCTCTGGGCCTCCAGGACCAGGCCACATCCAGCGTGCAGGTATGTGGCCGCCTTCCAGAAGATTACCCTTCTGCAGTATCCCGTATCTGGGGTCCTTAGTACCTAAGATACCTACGGTACGCTTCGAGTAGTTACGTATACGATGTATGTTCTGAGCGTCCGAAGGATCTGTTAGAGATCGAAGTAGATCTCCTGATCTTCGGAGGATAGGATGCGCGGGGCCGTAGCCACGAACTTTACGCTGCCTCTGAGTAGAGAGAGCCAGCTCCTTCCAGTCAGGCGGGCCCTCATCAAAGAAGCGATCTCCAATTGTCTCCATAGCTAAAGCTAGCGCTGCAGGAGCTGCAGAATCCTGTGTCCTACCAATGCCTACTTCTATATCACGCAGGACGCCGTCAATTATAGCCAGCTGCGTTGTATTAACTGCTAGTATCACTAGCATCTCTTCTATCCTTAGTAGGACCGGAAGGCCCTCGCTTCATAAGTTCCTTTATAACACCCTTACGCCAGGAAATTATCAGAAGGTCGGACATTAGAGAATCTTCTTGATCTAGTAGTCCACCAGCTCTGGGTAAGTGCCGCCAGCCAGAGTTCTCTAACATCCTCCACACCTTCCAGGATCTCTTCGGTGTTAGGAGCCCCCAGCTTTCGTCATCAATTTCTTCTGGCGTAGGAGGTTTTCCCTCACGGAGGAGCCAAACAAGGAGCTGTGTATCTAGCTCGTCTCTTTGCTTGGCTCCTCTGCTTCCCCCTCCGTGGTAGCCTTAGTTAGAACTGGCAACCAGTGTGGATTCAGCTTGTAGATAGCGTCCTTCCACATAGTTGCAAGCGTCTCGGGCAGCTCCAGATAGCCCGCCACCGATAGACTTTCTACCTTTAGCTGACAAGGATAGAGAACTGCCTTTCCATCACCATCTAGAACTACCTCACCCTCCTCGTCCAACATAGGCAGGTTACGTACAGAGAGTGTACCTGCTATGCACGCAGGGTAGGTCTGCAGTATGCCTACACGCGTGAGCAGTGGCTTCTCCTTAGTAGCTTCCGTACGTATCTCAAACCACTTTTCTGAGCGAGCTAGTCCCATCGCTACGGTTGCCTGCCCTACCTCTATCTCTACGTTGTAGTCGTCATCCTGATACTTCACTAGATCTTTACGCATCGGTCCCCCTATAGACTAGTCGTACTCGTATTCCACAAGAATCTTCGCGTCGTTCGTAGGAATGTTACCTCCGACGAACTCCAGCACACCAGCTGTGACAGTGTAGTCTGTAGTCACTGTGGCCTTTACACCATCCTCATACACTGTGATGATCGCAGATGTACGTGGTGTCTGTGACAGGATGAAGGAACGGTGAACGCCATCACCCTCAAAGGCATCTAGCATGTACTTGCCTAGAGACACTACTAGGATGAAGGAAGCCGCAGTAAAGCCCTCGTCTCCAGCTGTAAAGGTGTGCCCGTTCTCGTCTACTGCAGAGTCGTTTGCTACGAGAGAGTACACAAACTGTGATACGGTAGCGTCCTGCATTGGTGAAGGCTGCACAGTAGCTAGACCATTCAGCAGGATATAGGTACGCCAGACCTTCTGCCCGAAGGTGGTACTCCCTGCCTCTGAGTCTATACCACGCTGCATACCCCACAAGACTATCTCAGGCTCGTCGCCCTGCTCGTCCGTGGCAAAGGCGATCTTCTTGGTTGTGCCCGAGCCAAAGGTCTTGGTGCCTGTCAGTAGCGCTATGACGTCAATGTTGAGCTTAGAGACGGTAAGCTGCCCTGTGGGCACCTCTGTGGGCGGAAGTATGAAGGTGTAGTACGCCCTGTCATCCCCGCGCGCTGTGACCCTCTGTGGTTCTGGAACGGCTATGGTAAGTCCTAGAGCTCCACCTATCTGTAGCCCTGCATAGGCCTCATCGTGCGGTGTACCTGCCGGAACCTTTATAGTTCCATCGGTATCTCGTAGAGCCACACGTACGTGCCTAAGTCCTATACCAGTTGAAGCTTCGTTCTGTGCGATAGTCATCTTAGTTTCCCTCCGCATACTCTATTCTAGCACGAAACAGAATTCCTTCGTACTGCACATCGAAGGTCTTGTCCCAAAGGTTACCACCCCTGCCAGCGTATCCTAGACTTAGCGTTCCCATATCCTGCCCAGGGGTTATTCCACTACTCAGATCTCTGAGAACGCGTATTAGCTCTATTCTTGCTGGTCGTATATTCCTATAGCCCCTCCCTCTGTCATACAGTCGGACTACCACCGTCTGTTGCCATATACGTGCTACACTAGAAGGATCTTCTCCTGCATCCTGTACGGACACAGCCAGGAGTTCTGAAGTAGATTCTGCATCTCTGCGAGTTTTAACAGCTGCGTTTAGAATATCTATGGACAGGTCACCGGCTTCTAGAATGTTATCTGCACCCCCGGTAACTAGTCCTCTAAAGGTAGCCGCAGCAGCCTCTGTTTTTAGAAAGTTCCAGATGTATTCAGCTGTGTCCCTGATCATTAGTCACCAGCCCAATCTCTATATAGTTCTGACAGTTCTCGCAGACTACTCTAACAGTGAGTTTAAACTCAGCTGTAGGGTCCATATCTTCGTGGAGGTTTAGCACTACTCGATAGCTGTGACAGCGTGCACACTGAAAACCACGCTGCTGATATGCCCCTGGTAGAACAAAGCTTCCGCCAACTAGCCTCAGGGTTTCACTCACGCTCATGCATCACCACCTCTATCTTATCTGCATATCTACTACAGTACAACGTATCAAAGACACGCTCCATGGAGGTAGCATCGTGAGTAGCTCTTACTTCGTCTCCAGTACGTAGCGCAGGTGTGTCCCATGGAGCTAGTATGCCCCACAGTGCCTCTCCAACGCCTAGCTCTCCCTGCAGAGCTGCAGGACGCTTCTCTGTGGCCCTACTACCGAAGCCTCCAATAGGCTGTATCCGTCCTGCGAACGTCCAGGTAGTAGAAGCGTCATCTGGCGTTCGGCCTGGGCGATACACTACTATCGCCCACGGATCTTCTGAGATCACATGAGCTGTATCTGCTCGACGTACTTCCCAGCTAATCGCGGTCATCCATACTTCCCCTTTACACCTCTACGCAGATCCCTGATGGTAGCCGCTACATTCTGTGATATGTGGTGCTTGGTTATGCTACCTAGACCTTCTCGGTAGTTTGGCTCAGTAGATATCTCTATCTGCTTCTGCAGTAGAACTTCTACTATAGCTAGATCAGAAAGGATATCGAGATCCTCATCTGGTATAGTATCGTAGCCTGTCTCTTCATCGTTCAGTGCGTGATCCTTACCGTACCAGAGTTGCACATCCTGCCCTGTGACGCCTGGTGTAGGCTCTAGAACAACCTGGTCGTTCTGTCTACTCCAGTTACCTAGATAGGCAGCATAGAAGGCATCGGACTTGATGTTCTCTATGACGTGCTCTGATACCAGATCGTACCGTATAGGACGTCGTAGCATACTCTCGCGTAAAGCACCTATGTTCACTATCGTCAATGCTTCATCGGCAGGCCACAGAACGTCTATTAGCACAGTAGCACCTGCAGGCAGATCATACGCGTTGACGTCTAGGGTGGTAGTGAACGTATACAGTACTATGTATGGGTTGTAGCGACTGTAGTAGCGAACAGCCGAAGCTATCTGCCGTTTAGACTTAGCGTCAGCTATAGCAACTATAGAATACTTATCCGCTACGGCTGTCTGAATATCTGCTATATTCATCGCGGCTGCTCCTTCCAGAGCTTGTATAGCTCGTTCTGCCTCTCCTGTCTAGCTGAGGTCTTATGGTGCAGAATCGGCAGCACAGGGGGCGCTACGATCACCCTCTCGAGCACGCCTCTCCGCAGACTTTCGTGTATCCTACCCTGAAAGCGTCGATGGGATCTAAAGAGTCGGATATGCTTCTCGTGAGTGGCTGCGCCTATACCGTGGCCGTCTACTAGATTCTCTCTGTGAATCGCTACCAGCTCGCACACTTGAGCTTCTTCGCTGCCTATGAACATAGTAATCCACTCAAGAAGGCCCTCACTTGCGCGCTCGTCGGCGTCCAGCTGGAGTACCCATTCGGTAGTACAGTACGTGAGACCGAAGTTCCGCGCGGCTGAGAAGTCCATATCCAGGGCGGTAACAAATGTCCTTACGCTAGAATTGGCTAGCAGAAACGCTAAGGAGCCGTCGGTGCTGCCTGTGTCTACGGCCACGACATCCCCGAGACTGCTCCACTGCATGAACTGTTCTAGATAGTCTTCTAGCAGTTCGATCTCGTTCTTTACAAGCAGATGTATGTCTACCTTTTTCATCGCGCAGGCCTCCAGGTCCCATCTATGATACGTCCGCGCCGCATATTAGCTACTCCGTCAGCCATCTCCAGCAGCTGTATACGTACGTAGCGCTTGTCGGGGCCATAGAGTCTGAAATCTGCCGCAAAGCCAGTCAGTACCGCCTTCCAGTATTCCGGACGAAAGAGAAGAGCTCCAGGACTAAAGTGGTCGGGGTACCTAACAGTAGGTACGGATATGTGCGTGTTCTGCGAGAGCTTGAACATGCCAACTAGTATTTTGACTAGTTCCGCCATGGACGTGTAGTTCTGCAGAGTAGAGTGACATACACAGCCGGCTACTTGGTAGCGCTTTAGTAAACTGTCAAGGCGCGGTAGAGCTACCTCGCGTAGGTACGGCTTCTTAATTCCACTGCGTACTAGTTTCTTGTACACTTCATCGAACGTTCCAGGTTGTACTATACCAAGAACGTGGTGCCCTCTGTGCACTAGCTCTTTATAGGCAACACCCTCGCCTCCAGAAACACCTATGTCCAGTACGAGACCCGGCTGCTGCTTGAGCTTCCCTGAAGTTACGTCGAAGAAGATCTTGTGGTGCGACGCTGCTCCATTGGCTAGAGTTTCAGCCGGTCTGAGCTTAGTCTTCTTCTGCTGCTTTAGTGCGCGAGCAGGGTTAAAGCTCTTTACGACCTCTAAGAGGCTCTTTGCTGCAGCATCAGCTCCCAGATTCTCGATGAACCATTTGGAACCGGCTATTCCCTTAGCCTTCGCTTCTGCCTGGTTGTTGTAGATCCAGCGCATGGAATCTATCACTATATCCCAGTCGCATAGACGCCACTGACCTCCTAGAGGAGACTGCTCCAGCGTCTTGGTAGGGACTGGCCAGTTATAGTCCGAATTAGCTAGATCTATTAGACCTGTGTGGTCGGCAAATACTGTAGGTAGACCTGTGGCAACAGCTTCGCGCGGGGGTAGCCCATACCCCTCGCCCTTGGAGGGGAAGACGTAAGCATCCGCGGCCTTCAGAAACTGTAGCATCTGGTTCGGGTAGTAGTCCTCACTGATAATCGCTATTCGTGAATCATCTAAGTCCGGCAGCTGGTGCTCTCTGTATCCGCACAGCTCGTTGCGAGTTTTCAAGATTAAGCGCACGTCTTTCTGCGTGGGGAAAGCTTTCTTGAAACAGTCGATCAGTTCCAGGGGAGCTTTCCGGCCTGACAGTGTACCGTGCGTAACGAACGTAAACGTTTCTCTTTCGGGACGCTCATAGGTAGGCCCGATATAGTAGATTGGATTTACTGCCAGTGAAGCTACGGCTATCGGTCTATCCACGAACCTAGTGAAGATATCGCGGCAGTATTCACTTGGAACTATGAGCATGTCTACTTCGTTACACTGATGTCGCCACTCTGGATGCGCTTCTAGCGGGTCGTCAGTTTCGTACATTGTAATACCCAGCTTGCATGGTGTTGGAAGCTTGTGAAACTCTCCTGGAGTTGCCATACAGATACCTACGAGGGCCGGCTCAGTCGCTTCCTTGCTGAGCAGCTCCTTCGTCTCCTGCTGAAGTCCATCCAGCACCACGAACCAGCACTGCGAGATGTGCAGTTTCTGTCCTTGAGCTATGAGTGCATGTACCATGTTCTCTGCTGCTGTAGCGTAGCCGTCTCCCATAGAGAACGGACTGAGCCAGTGAATATAGTCCTTACTATAGTCTGAGATGGAACCTGGACGTATATCTACTAGACGCTGCTCCCACAGGTGTATTGCCGCTGCGTATGGTACTTCAGTCCATACGTCAGGCGGCAATGACACACTGTGAGTACTGCACGACTGGCGTACACCAGTTTTGTTCCTAACTAACATAGTGGCCCCCTTTCATGACACTATGTTTACGCGGATATGGAGAGGGTGGAGTAGGCGTTCGCTACCACCATCTTCTTGGCAAACCTAGTTCGCACGTTGCGGCTGAACTTATCGACGTTAGTATACGCACCAGGCATAGTTGCATCGTCGTGCGCCTTGTACGAAGCATATACTAGTGGCATCGGCGCCAGCGGAATGTACGGCGCGTAGATGTAGCCGGTGTCGATCTGCGACGTTGGATAGTACCCCATGATCGCCCTATCGGTGTTTATATACGACGTGAGGTACACGTCCCAAAGGCCCTGAACTCCTACCTGCTCAACGCCCATGCGGAATGGTACAGGCCCGCCCTTCGGCTTGTCGGCAGGGATGAAGTCCTGCATCTTCTTCATGTACGTGATGAAGCGGCGGCCTCCGACTATCCAGTCAGCATGCCGATACCTGTTGCCGTAGATGTTGTCCTCTGCGTCGATCAGGGCATCACCTAGCGTCTGGTACCAGCTCTTGGCCGTGGTGTAGCCTGCACCCGTAGTCCAGTGCCAGTTGGTGTTACCTGCACCAGCGCCCACCAAGATCTCAGCCAAACACACCTGGTCGATGGCCCGTAGGATCTCCTGCGCCATCTGGTTTACCAGAGCGCCTTCAACGTCGATACCAAGAGCACCACGGGCGTCTTCAGCTACCTCAGTTGACCAGGTAGCACCCAGGATGTGCTTGATAGCCGTGATGGTGTCAGATGTGATAACCATCTTGAGACGCTTTGGTACTGCGTTCTCTTCACTCAGAGAGTAGTCACTGTCTGGTGTTGCGATACTCTCGTCGCTGTCGTCTTCCCTCTGGTAGTCCTCGTAGAAAATGCGGCCTACGCCGCCCGAGACCATCGGGAGAGGCTGGATAGACGCGATCTTATTTACGATCAGATGCGGGAAAACCATCCTGATGATCGGCAGGGCGAACTTCTGCGGAAGGGCTACGTCAGTGGTGAGGGTAGCCTCCAGAATTCCTGCCTTTCTGCCAGCACTCAGGTGCTGCTGGTTCTCGAACATCATGGCCAGAGGACCCCACTGGTGCTCTGGGATTGGATTAAGAGCCTGAGCCTTGGTGCCTTCGAGTAGCCACATCCACTTACCGATCAGAGCATCCTGATAGCTCATCTGGTCAGCGATGTAGGTGTCGTAGACAGCATTGGGCGCTAGAACCCGATATGGTGAAACACGCTTGTTCATCGTCGTACCTCCTCAGCTAGTTGTTCGTGTGTATCTATGTTCGCCTAGTTCGCCTGCCCTGGGCAAGCTCCAGAATACGCATCTCCTCCTGTGTAAGCTCCGTCTCAGCAGGGGGTAGTGCACCACTGGAGTCTGTATTAGCGATATTGGTGATACCAACATTACCAGACTCCAGTACGGGAGTAGCCGCAGGTGCCACCGGTATGGCAGGTGGTACGTCTGCGACCAGTTCCTGCAGAGAAGCTGCTCGTACACTTTCCAGTACTGGGGCGATAGCTTCGGCGGTGCCTACACCCATGACTGTCAGCTTCTCTGACATGATCTTACTCAAGCCGCAGTTGCATGCTTCCAGAACAGCCAGGCGGTTAGTGTCTGGCGATGGTGCGTCCGCGTCAGCCAGCTGCTTCTTTAGCACCGCGTTAGCGTCTGCTAGAACAGCCATCTCCGCCGACTTTGCCTCCAAGAGAGGCGTGGTGTGAGCGTCCAGCAGGTCCTGCCGGTTCTCCACCAGTGACTCCAGGGTCAAATCCTTGAACTCCATCGTATCATCCTCCTCATCTGCGTTCATCCACTGTGGTGCCTCTTCCAGTACTCGACGTATACCTGCGCCTTCGATTCCAGCCCTATCGCATAGGTCAATTCCTACGATTACTGCACTGACCATTTCTTCAACAACGGTGGAATCTTCCAGAGCTCGCATACGGCTGCTGTACCGAGAGGCCCGCAGTGATGTACCCAATAAGACTTTATCACGTATCAGTGTCATCACGTCGGTGCCTTCAGCCGTAGACGAGATCATCGCTTCATATAATATTTCCTCTCCTTTCCGCCACAAGGGCTTAGTGATTCTTCCTACCGGTAACCCGATAGCGTATGCTGCTGTTCCTGACTCTCCTGCAGCCTTGGCATGTCTGCTATAGACGGTTACTACACCACCGGCAGCTAGGTATAGATTGGTAGCCTCCATGCATCTGGTGTTGAACTCTTTGGAGTAGTACCGCCCCTTACCGCCCTGACTCAGTACCTCATCTATAAGAACGCAGCCCTCAAAGTGCAAACTCTTCTTGCTGTCGTCATCACTTTCTAGAATCCTGAAGGGCTGCGCTATAGCAGCGATAGTATGCATTCCGATATGTTCTTCCACAGCTACGTAGTTTGGCAAAACTACCTCCTCTCCGGTACCTAGGATGACCTCGCCCTGCTCGTCTATGGAGTAGCCCATCTTCCATATCTTGCCACTATACTCATAGACTACACTATCAGGATAGGTCTTCTTAATCCAGATACCTAGCGTTGAAGAGGGGTCGACAGCAAAACGAGTGTCTAGAGCTACTCGGAGTCTATCCCTGATATCCTCATGTGCCAGTACTACAGATTCCATTACGTTAGCGTGTAAAGCTGCCATCTGTCCCTCTGCTTTCTTCCGAGTGGAGTGACAGCCCTTAGTCTTTCCTGTGGGCTTTCCGTCTGCTCCCTTCTTATAGACACAGTACTCCTCTCCTCTCTTAGCTATCATCCACGGCATAGGTAGTCTCCTTGTTCCGGCCTAGTCGCGCCTCCATTGCTTCCCACTCTACCTGCTTCATATTAAGATGGCGTGTGGCAACGTACTCTGGATCTATCACGTTCTTCTCCATTAGAAGTGCATCAGCTTTCGCATTGAGGAATAGTGCCTGTGCAGCAGCAACGGAGTCACCTATTGCTGTAGGTGGCCACATTATATAGAATGGAACTTTCTTCGGGTCCAGCCCCTTAAGGAGTAGCTGTAGATCTATCGTATGCTTGATAGCTGTGCTCAGCTTTGTCTGTAGCGCACGAATAGTACGTGCAAAGCGTCTATCCTGCTGTTCTAGAGTAGCCTTGGCATTGATGTTCTCTTCCAAGCCTAGATAAGCTGGTGGAACGCGCATCGACATCACTACCTTGCCACGGTAGTACTCTATAGCAGCTAGATTTGAGAAGCCGGTACTACTCGTATCTAGCACTTTAACGTCTGCTAGACCTTCCTGTGCTCGTCCGCCTATTTCATGATATGCCCTCCCTATGAAGATATCCTTAACTACCGACAGCTGCTCTACACCTTCTACGCCCTTAGCTATCTTACGTGTTAGCAGCTGATTCTTGAATTCCCGTATATGCGCAGCTGCTTCCGTCGGAGTCTTGTCGGTAACATCTAGCACAAAGAGAAGCCGGGCGAAAGCACGCGTAAGCCAGTTAATAACTAGAGCTTCTTCCATAGCCTGTAACTTGCGCCAGGACGTTCGTGCGGTAAAGGCCAGAGCTCTACCGTACATGGAACTTCCAGAATGGTTCCACCGCATGTGCTCTATTTGCCAGGGATAGAAGAACGCTATCGGCTGGCGTGTTGCAGGAGCAACCTGCATGTATGCCTTTCCAGAAGGATACAGCAGTCCCTCTGGGGTCTCATTACGCTCCATAGTCGCCGGAGGCATCCACATCAGGCGTACGACATTAGAGTTAGTATCCACTATATTCTGAAGGAAGTTATCGCCGAACTTCAGAAGATCCCTAGCTATACCGTAGGCCTTCTCATACCACAGCGTTCTATGTAGCGTCTCAGTTATCAGATCCTGTACTGCCTGGGGTATGTTATCACTGTCGTGGTAGGCTATCCAGAAAGACTCCTGTGTTCCACCTTCTGCGCTAACGGCATTATCGGCCAGTATATCTAGACTAGTAGCTACCTCATCTACCGTGTCATCCATCTCTACCATATCGCGGTAGACTTCTACTCGCTTAGTATTTGTCTGGATGAAAGGTGCAGCTATAGTAGACCAAAGTTCTGCGCCTACTCCGCCTGTGGTAGTCTTCTTCTCGTCTGGCCAGGTAGCGCCGGCTACTAGCCGCGCGATACTGCGTCTTAACCTAGCAAGCCGTACTGGCCGACTAGGCTTAAGATTTTCTATCATGACTCTCCCTTCCGCTCTTCCAGAATAGTCTCAATAGTTGTCAGACGAGTGACCACCACTATACGCCAGTCGTTCCAACCTGCCATGAACTTAGCCTGAGACTTGTACAGCTCGGAAGCCTTATCGTGGACGTACTTATAGCAGCCCACCATAGCCAGTACTAGTCCAAAGAATAGCCCTAC